ATATTCGACGGCCTCAAGGCAGCTTACGGGACCTACAAGATCAATGGTCGCGACACGAAAGGCAAAGCAACCGGAAAAGCTACGGTCGTCAAAGAATCACGGACCACGGAGACGTGGGAAGCTCATCTTTCTGGTCAACAATCTATTGGCATCATTCCGATCAACGAGGACAACGAATGCAAATGGGGATGCATCGATGTCGATGAATACAATTTCAATCACCAAGAACTTATAGAACGACTGCAAAAGGCCAAACTGCCGCTGGTGGTGTGTCGTAGCAAATCGGGTGGTGCTCACGTGTTTTTGTTTACCACGGAGTTCATCCCTGCTAAGGACATGCAAGAGACCTTGAAACGACTTGCCATATCGCTTGGATATGGTTCTTGCGAAATATTTCCGAAACAAATTGTTCTGCATTTAGAGCGTGGCGATGTAGGGAACTTCCTCAATACACCCTACTTTGACCACGAGAACGGTCTACGTTACGCATTTAATCCAGACGGGACCGCAGCAACAATAGAAGAGTTTTTTGATCTATACGATCAGAACGTCCAGACCCACGAACAGGTTTTAGCACTAAAGGTAGAGGATGACCCGGATCTGCCATTGAAAGACGGTCCACCCTGCCTACAGATGCTGTGTAAAAATGGGATACCAGAAGGGGCGAGGAACAATGGCCTGTTCAATCTGGGTGTCTATCTACGCAAATCTGACCCCGAAGGCTGGGAGTCGGCAATCCTCGAACACAACATGAAGTTTATCCACCCGCCATTGCCGTTGGGCGAAGTCAATACAGTAGCCAAGCAGTTGGAGAGAAAAGACTACGCTTATAAATGTAGTGATGCGCCCATAAACAGCGTCTGCAACCGTGAACTCTGTATGACACGTAAGTTTGGTATAGAGGGCGTCACGACGGGGGTGCAGATAGCAAACCTGCGTAAATATAACAGTATACCGCCAGTTTGGTTTTTGGATGTGATGGGTCAGCCGCTTGAAATGCAGACAGATGATTTATTGAATCAAGGTGCGTTCCAGAAAGCTTGTGTCGATCAGTTGAACTTCTTACCACGAACCATGAAAAAAGACATGTGGGAGACTCGGATCAATGGGCTACTGAACGAGATGTCAGAGACAGAGGGCAGTATTATCGAGGTGTCTGACGATGTTTCAATAAACGGTCAGTTTAATGACCATCTTGAAGACTTTTGCACCGGGCACCAAGCCGCAGAGGATCGAGAACAAATACTGTTGAAGCGTCCGTGGACAGATGAAGATCGTGGAGAAACGTATTTCAGACTCAAAGATTTGGAATCTCATTTGATCAAAGCGAACTTCAAACACTTCAAAACACACCAAATCGCACAACGACTGCGAGACTTGAACGGTCACTCGTCTTTATTGAAAATACAGGGTAAGCAAATCAGACTGTGGCGTATTCCATCTTTTGATACGGATAAATCTCAATTGACCACCCCACAGTTTACCAGTGACCAAGAGATTCCGTTCTAATGCAGCGCATCTTCGGTCCACCTGGCTGCGGAAAAACTACCACGTTACTCGATCTGGTTGATAAGGCACTGTCTGAAGGCGTAGCCCCTCATAAGATAGCTTTCTTTGCGTTTACACGAAAAGCGGCCTCAGAGGCAAAAGAGAGAGCCTCAGAGCGGTTTGGCTTGGACCCCAAAGCTGATCTTCCATACTTTCGTACAATACACTCGTTGGCGTTCTTCTTGACCGGTTTGAAGAGTGATCAACTTATGACAGCCGAACATTACCGCGAAGTTGAGAAAAAAATTGGTATCAGCTTGGTGTCTGGCGAGACCAGACTGCATGAGGTCGAAGAGGATCTCAGTAATAGTCTGAGAAAAGAATCACCGATACTAAGGTTGATCACGTTGTCGCGTCTGAAAAAGACATTGTTGCGGCATGAGTACAACTTCAGTGAGATTGAATATAAGTGGGTAGAAGTGGACTACGTTGCACGGTCCTTGAAACAATACAAAAAGGAACATCAACTTTACGACTACACGGATATGTTGGAATTGTTCGCTCAGTCTGCACAGGATACTTGTCCGCACTTTGAGCTTTCGATGCTTGATGAAGCACAAGATCTCTCACCATTGCAGTGGGACATCGCTCACGCTATCGAAAAGAAATCCGACCGCATGTATTGCGCGGGGGACGATGACCAGGCTATTTATAAATGGAGTGGGGCAGATGTAGATCATTTCATCAACTTGCCCGGCGGCAGTGAGGTGTTGGAGCAAAGCTACCGTGTACCTCGAAAGATCCATGAGATCGCAGAGCGTATCAGCGCAAGAATCAAGCGACGGTTCCCAAAGAAGTATCTGCCACGCCGAGAAGAGGGGGTCGCCAAGCGTATTACCGGATTCGAAGAACTGGATCTCAGTCAGGGCACGTGGTTGTTTTTGGCTCAAGCGAAGTTTCATTTGAATAGCGCACAGTATTTTATGAAACAACAAGGTCGTTTTTTTCAATATCCAGATTCATCACATAGTGTGCGATTGAAGGTACGGCAAGCATTGGAAGCATGGCGGTTGTTACAGCAGGGCAAGCCCGTGACCTTTGATCTCACAAAAACACTGTATCAATACATGTCAGGCAACGGTGTCCGGGTAGCAAGAGGACACAAGAAAATAATTGGGGAAGAAGACGACACGTTTACTTTTGAAGAGCTACGAGACCATCATGGTTTGCTGGCGACTCAAGACATGGCGTGGAATGAGGCATTGGATAAGATACCGGGTGTCGATGTGGCTTACATCAACGCACTGGTGCGAAGAGGCGAAGACCTCACTCAACCGCCTCGTATAAGACTAAGCACGATCCACGGAGCAAAGGGTGGTGAAGCGGAGAACGTGGTCCTGTATACGGATCTGACAGTTGCAGCAGAGCAGTCGATGGAGCAGGATTCTGATTCCATCCATCGGGTGTTTTATGTTGCCGTCACACGCTCGAAGCAAAACCTTTTCATCGTGGAACCCGAAAATTTCAATAGGAGCTATTCAATATGAAAGCGTTGGAAGAACAAATTGCTGGTGAGCATTACAAGAAGCAAAAGATTCAACCGATTACTTATATTTTGGCGAATGAGCTTCCATTTATTGAAGGGAACATAGTCAAGTACATCACTCGATGGCGGGAAAAGGGAGGCATCCAAGATCTCAAAAAGATCAAACACTATGTCGAAATCCTCATGGAGTATGAGAATGCAAAAAGAAACTAGATTGCAGTTCCCTTTGTTTACCCCGAAGTCGGAGTGGACACCACCATTCGAGTTACGAGATCTCACGGGCTGCAAAGAGATGGCCGTGGACCTCGAAACACGAGACCCGAACCTCAAACAGAACGGACCCGGTTGGCCCAGAAAGGACGGTGATGTCGTTGGCATTGCCGTTGCGACCGAAGGCTGGGAAGCATATTACCCGATTGCTCATACCGGGGGTGGCAACCTGGATAAAGGGATAGTTATGCGCTGGCTGCAAAAACAAATGCGGACTGACGCAATCAAGATCATGCACAACGCACCTTATGACCTTGGCTGGTTGAAAGCATTGGGTGTCGAAGTAAACGGAGAGATCGTAGATACAATGGTCATGGCCGCCCTGCTCGATGAAAACCGATACAGCTACAGTTTGAACGCGCTATCGTATGATTATCTTGGCGAGGCCAAATCGGAAAAGCTTTTGACCGAAGCTGCGGTCGAGTTCGGTGTCGATCCGAAGGGTGAGCTATGGAAGCTGCCGTCACAGTTTGTTGGTCCATATGGCGAACAAGATGCACGGCTGGCTTTTGACCTCTACAAGTTTTTCAAGCTTGAGATCAACAAGGAAGGACTTGAGACAATCTTCGATCTCGAAACACGGCTCACGCCCTGCCTGATTGATATGACGTTTCGGGGGGTGCGAATTGACCTTGAAAAGTGCGAAAGGACCAAGCAAGAGCTCTTAAAGGAAGAAAAACAAAAGCTCAAGCAAATCAATGACTTAGCAGGTATGGACGTTGAGATCTGGGCAGCCGCATCTTTGGCAAAAGCGTTCGATAAATTGAAGATAAAATACGCTCGGACGCAGACCGGTCAGCCTTCATTTACCAAGGTATTTTTGTCTGAACATCCGCACGAGTTTGCCAAACTGGTGGTGGAAGCTAGGAACCTCAACAAGGTACAAGGCACGTTCATCACTTCGATTATGAAGTATGTATCGAAAGAGGGCCGCATACACGGTCATATTAACCAGCTACGAAGTGACGAGGGCGGCACCGTTAGCGGAAGATTGTCGATGAATAACCCCAACCTACAACAAATACCGGCACGTGACCCAAAACTCGGCCCCTTGATCCGCAGTTTGTTTCTGCCAGAAGAGGGTGAAGAGTGGGCTGCAATTGACTTCTCGCAGCAGGAGCCACGGATCTTGGTTCATTACGCAGACATATTTGGCGAGTGGAAAAACAACCCATTGAAAGGA